TGGGTTTACCATCGAAAGCTTAAGCGGAAAACGTTTTGAATCCACTTTCCTTGGATCTGCTTTTTCTCCTAATAGATCTTCCGTTTCTTCTTTGATCGTTCGTTCTAAATCTTCTCTTGATATCTTCATCTTTTTAATCTCCTATAATATCGTTCAACAATCTATTGATACGATCAGCCTTAGAATATGGTTGTTTAATTTTCGATTCCGCAAGACTCATAAACGCACCATTAGTGGACGGCTCGGAAACAATATCAAAGCAAATCAATTGAAGATCCTCTTCAACAATTGTTTTCCCTTGGCTTTCGTGAACAGACCCCAAAGCCCGAGATGAAATTCCCAAAGTAACACCATCATTCACCAAAGATTCTAAAATTTTTCCAGAGGGCGTAGATAATACTTTGATTTTTCCTTTCAAGTCTTGACCTTCCCACCACAAATCAGTAACTATGTGAGAAGCATTTTTAAGATTGACAACTGAATCTTCTGGATGATCTAATTCTCCGCAAGCACGGTTCTCTTTGACCGTCTTCATATAGTTTTTGACTTCCCTTTCCAGAATTAGTTTAGGATAGACACGACCATTACCGTTTTGCTCATCTACCCTCTGCATAATTCCTGATAGGAAAGTGGCACCGTTTTTAACTTGGACCTTTTCATCTTCTGATAATAGATCCTCACAAATGCCACCAGCGCATAATTCATAATATTCTCTAAGAAGGTACTTGCTCACTTTATTATCTCCCGTCTAGTCCATTCACCGATAAGACCGCAACAAGCCCTGGTAAGTTCTCTTTGATATACACTCCAGAAAACAAGGTTTCACACCTTCCACCAACATAAGACACGGCTGCGTCTAAATGTTTGCTAATCTCTGGATCTGTTGCCATTTCCGGTGTAATAATTAGTAACATCGTCCCCGTAACGGACTTCCCTTTTGGTATTGGACACGGAGAACGCTTAATGCAATTTTGATAAATGGCAGCACCAAGTTTGGGATCTGCTGGATTTGCTATCATAGTGGAACCCAAGAACATTCTTCCCTCGGTCCCCAAGCATCGCTCAAGATCTTTTGAATCAAAGGTTTGAACATAGGATTTTTCCGAAGCCAGTTTTAAAATTTGATGAAACAACTTAGCAAATGTAGAATTCGCTACTGGATACAAGTTTAGGATGCCAACCTTTCCGCGAAGTAGTTGCGCTTGCCTCTCGTTATCAATAAGAATATGAGGGTGTGGTGCCACGTCATTAGCCAGGGATAATGCGTTTTTGGAAATAGTGTGGTTAAGAGATTCTTGCGCCGTAGGCCAAGATACAATATAAAATACTTTTCCTTCACCCTGAACTGAACTTAGGTATCGCTCAAAAACCTCATGAAGCACAACACAAGAACTTCCGGTGCCTCCACCTCCACCAGCCAAAACAAAAATCCAATCTACTTTGCCAAGCTTAGTTCGAATAGCATCTTCAACAACTGCACTGTTTTCACTAAATACTTTTTTTCCATAAGCGACATTTTTAGCCACTCCATCAGCATCAGGAATTAAAATCATGTGGTCTGGATCTACGCCTTCCGGCTGATCCTTTTCTGTAGTGTTGAGAAGTAGTGTTTTATTAAATCCTAAATCTAAAAATGCTTTCGCTAGTTTTCCGCCAGCGCCGCCCACACCAATAAAGGCACAATTCAAAGCAGACACCGCTTCATTCTCTGGCAGTTGCTCATCATGTTGAACTGTAATTTCTTCACCATAATGCTCAATAAAGCCAAAGTCTTCGGCATCAAAAGTTTCAAAAGAGGTGCTAGTCACAGACTCATCACTTGGTAAACTAAAAGCATCTGCTTCTGTTATTAGTTCGTCTTTTACTTCTTCTTCCGGCTTTGTTTCTTCAATTTCACCAGAATCAATTTCTTCGTCTACATCTGGTTCTTGCTCGTCATCGATCATTTCTTATCTCCATTCATTATAAAAAGCGGGCACAACCCGCGTGACTATGCATCCTGATTTGCATCGACGCACAGGTCGAAGCATACGAGATTTGCTTGTCCATAGATTTTCTAACATTATTTTTCACCCCACATTTTAAAATTTATTCCTTGATCTCCAAAAATCATGTTTCCAATATATGAAGTTCCAGAACTCACGCACCCCAAAATAAGTGCTGTGGTTATAGAATATTCATAAGTAAATAGTTCTGTTTGTCCGTTTATCGCCCACAAAAACCATCCGACATGAAACCCCATACACATGGGACAATGAAACATATGATATGATGGTCTGATTTTGTCAAATATTTTAGCATATACTAAGAGTTGTGTTATGCCATAGGCTGCTAAAACAAAATATACTAGGCTCATGAATAGTAGCCGGAATAATATGTCCAAGGATTATTGGGACTGATTGACCCCTTGTCTGGTGACTCAGGAACTTCTCCAAGTTCAGTCGAGTCCTCTGCGTCGGGATCTGTATACCAATCATCAATTTCTTCTTCGTACCTTTCTTCTGCTTCAAACTTTGGTCTTTCTTGTTCTATAAATTGATAAGTAGAAAGAAGCACAACTTGTGTAGCATCTACACCTTCGTCAATGGCTTCGGGATAACTTCCTTGAATGCTTGCATACACATCCCCCGCATGAACAGACGCTCTTTCGACAACGCCTTTTCGTGACAAGTAATTGAAATAATTATTTTGAATCTGGTAAACTTCATCACTCATTTCGTTTTTTGGAAATGTAATGATCTTCTTATTTGCGGGGTCAATAACAATATCCAAGTCCCTATGATCCAAAACCATAATTTTTCCATCAACGGTTTTGCGAGCAACCAAAGAAATCTGTGGATGTGTTTCATTCTCTTCCTTGATTTCTTCCGCACTCAAGGCATCGGGAGTGATATTTACTTTAATTGACGCCATCAGATTTTATCTCATGTATCAAGCCTTGTATCTTGATCACTTTTTGTATCATTTCCTTTTTAGGTTCTTCATTTTTAAATTCTTCTAAGGACTCTATTATTGCTTGAACCTTTTTTATCATAGAAGTGTCGCTTATGATTTCTTCCATCATTAAAGATTTTTTCAAATCCTTTTTTAACCTAGCTATCTCCTCATTCAAATACAATTTTAGAAGAAGACCGTTGTCCACAAACGAGGAAACAAATTTAGATAATAGCTCCTTTTGTTCTTTCAAAAGCCCACCAGAGTATTCAGCATTAAACTTTTTAGTAAAAGTCTTATATACCAAATTGTCAATAGGGACCATCTGATCCTTATCTTTACCTTCGGATAGGATCATTCCTTTTATGATCTGGTTCTCTAAGAGAATTCTTGTCTTTATGGTATTACGTTGATTAAAGATTTGATAAATTGTGGCAAGAGATTTATAGTTAGGAACAAAATTATTAAAAGTATCTTCTGGTAGTGACTTCTTTATTTTTCGAACTAATTTATTCTGTTCTGATAACAATCGTTTCTTGTCAATAACCTCTCTCTGCTTAATCACTTCCGATAATATTCTCTCTGCCGTGCGAGGATGAGCGTTTTGTGTTCTTGTCAATGAATGATATAATTTCAATTCTTGATGGAGAGATGTATCAAACCTAAAGGATTCCTTTATCAGAGATGCTATTTTTGTTTTAGAACTCTCATCTTTTTTCAAGATTGCTTTTGTTAATTCTATAATAAGAGCCTCATATAAAAAGGCACTATTCTTTTTCTTGTTGTGTTTAAATTTTACCATTTTTTGTATTTTCTCTTTTATCCAGGTTCTCAATAATTTGTTGAATTTCTCTACTATTTCTTAAGACTTCGAATTCTACCTTAGATTCCTCAATATAATTAGTTTCGGCATTTTCCTTTATACCTTTGTATTGTTGCTTAAATCCATCAAGACCTGGAAAAACATTTCTTTGTGTATTCTTTCCCATCTCGGAAGCCACTTTTCCCATCATGTTTTTTCTTCTTCCGGCTTCTTCTCGATCATCGTGTTTTTCTGGGATGTATGATTTTCCTTTATCGTTTGGTGTATGGTGTGGCTTTGGGTTTTGAGTTCGCCACTTCATATCATTACGCTTCCCCGGTTCAGCCAATAGTGTTTCATCTTCGTCGCCTTCTTCTTCGTCGCCAAGATCATCGCCAAGATCATCGCCAAAATCATCATCACCAAAATCATCACCGCCAGCTTCGCCACCAGCTTCGCCGCCGTCAGCTTCCGCAGAGGCTTCAAGCATCGCTTCAAATTTCTTGTCGTAAAACATTTCACGCTGGTTGCGAACAATTTCTTCATCGGATAGATTGAGAAGATTTTTTGCTACCCATTGTTTACTAAAGTAGCCTTCAGTTGCAGCGCCAGCGATTTCGAATTTTGTTCTCCAATGTTCTAGTTCTTGAAGTTCAGCAATTTTAGAAGGGCAATTGAGATGTAGCTTAAAGGATAACAAATCTTTTCCCTTAAATCCTAGTGTATATAAATGGACAACCGCAATCTTTTCCAGTTCTGCTACCACGCTTCTTTGAAGCCTCTGTATTGTTCTGGCAAAACGCACGTCCTTTTGTGCAAGGGTAGTCTTCTCGTCGCCACCTTCATCAGATTGTGTAAGGTATGATGGTGGGACTTTCAACGCAGAAAATAGTTTATCACGCAAATATTTTACATCATCCACATCACCTGTATATGTTCCACCCGGTAAACTTTCAACTCTCGTATTGGAAGATCCGCCACGAACGGGAATGAAATAATCTTCATCGACGCTCATTGGATTATATCGCAAATCAACACGACCAGTTTGAGAATCAATAACTTGATTTCTTTTCATCTGTGTCACAATGCGTTGCATATGCTGTTCGATTTCCTTTTCAGGAATGCCACCTACGTCCACATAAAAAACGCGGCGCTCGGGTGAACGCACAACACGATAAGCCATCATCGCATCTTCTAATAGTTGTAGTTGTCTCCAAATGCGTCGGCAAGGCTCTAGAACAGAAGTTCCATAAGGAGCATATTTATCATTTCCTAAAATTCGGAAATGTCCTATTTGCCAATTCTCAAAAGTAAGACCACCACTGTTCCATTGGAACTGGACATAATTAGGATTTGTTTTATCTTCACCCTCCATCCTCTCTACTTCCATAGAGGGAAGACCAATGACATTTGTGATCCCTAATTCTTCGTTAATATCAAGGTACAAAAACATATCACCATACTTGCACATTGAACGACACCATCCAAAAATATTAAACTCAATGTTCAATACTTCATAAAATAGTTGTGATAAAATCTCTTTAATTTCTTCGTTGGGGCAATTGATTAAAAGTAGTTTCTGAATTGCTGACGATGTGGTCATCTCGTCTGCATAAATATCTAAACCGGAAGCAATCTCGGGCATGTATTCCATTTGATCAAAATCAATATACCGCTCGGCTCGGTTGACGTTTTGATAGGCGGAAGTCCTAAAATTATCAAAAGGGGTATAGGATTCTTTTTTGAAACTCAAGCCACCAGGGGAGGTGAATTTATATTTGTTCAACTGTTTGCGCTTAAGTTGGCGAGGATTTTGTTTTCGTCGATCAGTGAGAGGGCCAGATAATAACCTAGTTAATGCGCGGTACAATGGGTTTTGATCATTGTTGGGGTTTCTTTTGTTTTCCATTTCTATCCTTTTATAATCCAGCCGAAGTCTTCATAGAGTTTTTTAGCTTCTTGTATTCTATCATTACTTTCCACACTTTTGTAGCCGGTCATGCCTGGTATTGTGGTATTTAATTTTGTGTTTGATACAATCATCGCGTTCAGTGTTGCCCTCTTAAATTGTAAGTCGCGGGTATTCTCCTGTAAGACCGTATCTCTAATCCAACAAGTTATAGCCAGAGCCATAACTAGGTCGTCGTTATAACTTCGCTGTGCTTCTGGTCTTCCGTTTCTCCATACAAATGTTTTTAGTTCTTGATAAGTCCTCTCCAAATTTATATTACTCTACTAAAGGAACTCATCAATATGTTGAACAATATGAAGCCGAGCAAATTTCTAACT